AACAAATTCTTTATTTTCAAATCTCATCATTTTCTTGCTCCTGTAAATACATAATTTTCAGATACAACGCATAATTAATCAAATCATCCATCGTGTCAACTATTTTCTCATCCTTTACGGCTAATTCTTTTTGATGGTAAAAATGCTTTAGCCGCTTGAACTTATCGCCAATACGAATTAACACACCAAAGCTACCAAATTCACGTAGGTTGTCAAGCGTATCCTCGGTCCCGCTGTAATCGTGACCCTTAGCTTTTCGTATGGCGGCAAGGCTTTGTATAATATTATAAATATCATACTCCATATCGTGTATTGTGTATTTCATTAAAATAACTCACCTTCTTTTTGTTGTGTGGACGCCAACTTCATATTTTTAACTGCCTGCCGGTAATAACTTTCCTTCAATTCGACGCCTATGCCCAACCTGCCATTTACCACCGCTCCGTAAACCTCGGAGCCAACGCCCATAAACGGAGTGAATACCGTTTCTCCCGGATTAGAACGCATAACAATAACACGATTAATTACATCGAGCTGCAACGGGTGAACGTGTTTTTCGTCGTCCTCGGTTCTAGCTTCTTTGAAATCCAACACATTATCTATCCGAACATCGTCCCAAAACGAACTAGCGTATTGCCGCCATATCCAATGAGAATATCTATTTTCCGTCTGCTTGTCTTTGTAATTTTTATAACGATATAGCTCGTCTGGTATTTCGCGTTCGCCAAAATATTCTGTCATCCCGACCGGGTGATCTACCGGGACCGCGTTGTCGCCATACTTACGGAATATCAATAGATAATCAGCCGACGCCACCCCGCAATATATCGAATCGTCGACAAGCGTTTTATGAGCCAGGGTTTTCTGCATAGTTCGATTGCGAACGGCAAACGGTTCTTTCCAAATCGCATGACGGGCGACATAATGCCAACCTTCCGATTCGTGAAGACGGATAATATCGCCGGGAAAATCTACCAAATGGTCGGAGCCGGAATTTCCGCTCGGAGTATCCATGCAATGAACCGCCGTACATCGTCCGGACATAGTGATACGATTTAACGCCTTGACAACGTATCGGTAATGCTCGAAAAAATCCTCGTAACTATCGGCGTTTGATAAATCACGCTCCGAACTTGAATAGTGATATAACCCGCAAAACGGCGGACTGTAAACCGATAATGCAATTACGCCGTCACCTATATCACCCATCACCTCAATTGTGTCGCCATGATATAACGCATATTGCTCTGTGATTAATTGATTGCTTACAGCCACGATGGAACCTCAACTTTCTTTTCAAATTTAGTTATATTGTTAATGTGCAAAGAACTGTTCATTTCCTTAACTAGATTGTTAAACATCGTGTCGGCTTGGTGTTGTTTCCGTCGTAAATTGTTGACACTGTTAGCGTCGCCCTGTGTATAAATCAAATCGACGTGTACTTCTTTTTTTTGCCCGAAACGCCAGCATCGACGAATGGCCTGATAGTATTGCTCGTAACTGTAGTTCGGAAAAAAGGTAATATGATTACAATGTTGCCAGTTAAGACCCCATGCTCCTATTTTGGGCTTGGTTATCAAAACCCGATTGTTGCCTTTGGTAAATGATATGAGTTTGTTTTCCTTGTTTTCATCGTTGTCTTTACCGCTAACCTGAATCGCGTCGGGGATTAATTTGGCTAAAAAGTCTCCTTCATCATTCAAATTACACCACACAGCGGCGTACTCGTTAGTATTATTAACTATTTCTGCCACCTGTTCACACCTGTCGGTAATAGTTGCCCGCCGTTCATCTCTAACTTCTTTTAGCCCGTTAGCTGGTAGCGAAAACAACATATCGGTCGGCGGTCGTGTTATATCCAAACGGTGCTCGGTTTCGATTAACCGGGGCAGAACAAACTTTGTATCATCAAAACCCATATCGGACGGCTTACGCATCGCCCTAGCCCAACTCGTAACCCATCGCCAAAAATGCGTTTCAGCGTGGCCTTTTAATTGCCATTTTATAATTTCCTTATATTGTCCCTTCATGGCACAATTATTGCTGTTATTGACAAAAAATCTACCCAGCATATCCATATAGCCAAGATAACCCAACGCCTCGCTAGACGTTCCTAGTTCGATAAAATCGTTGGGAGCCGCCGTCGCTGTTGCCAGTAGCCTATATTTGATCTTTCGCATAAAGATATTTATCGCGTGCTTTATTTTCCCTTTGAAATTTTTAAGGATGCTGGATTCGTCCAGGATTACTCCGGTAAAATCATCCGGGTTAAAATAATGCAGTTTTTCATAATTGGCGATAACGATATGAGTTTTGTCGTCATGGTGTCCGTATCGGGCGGCGGATATGTCGAATTTTTTTGCCTCTCGCTCCATCTGATAACCGACAGCTAGCGGTGTTAAAAGTAATACTTTACCGTTGGTTTTCCGGTAAACATTTTCGCCCCATACTAACTCCATTGGGCTTTTGCCCAACCCACAGTCGGCGAATATCGCCGCCCGGCCTTTTTGAATTACCCATTCTACCAATGCCTCTTGAAAGTCGAATAAATAATCCGGCATAAATAACGGCTTAAAACCATGCTGTTTATTTTTTTGTAATTTAGTCTTAATATATGATTTATATTTCTGTCTGTTATTTTGTGTCATATATTATTATCTTTCTTGCCGCACAACCTTAAAATTCCCCGGCGGCGAACCAATCAATTTCACACACCGCCGGGGTGCTATAGAAGTCTTTATGACGCACTTCCGTTTTTCACTTCAGCTTTTCAGTTTCATCGACTATGCTTTGCCGCCAAATATAAACACAGCCCACTAAGGCGGCGATTATGCCTTGCCCCAGCGTCATTATTAAGTCGATCATGGTCGATCCATGTTCAATAATATCGCCCTCCATCTCAGGGGTATTGGTGTGGATTGTGAACACAATCGCGGCGAGTGATAATATCGCCACGAACAATTTTCGGCTTATCCATTTACTTTTCATAATTAATTCCTTTCAGTTAGCGTAGTGTAATTTAGAATAGTCGTGGTTTTCTTGTTTGCAGAAATATTCGATACTGCTCTTGAACATAAATACAGCGAGGTCAATGTCTATTGAGCTGCCATGACTGAGAACCTGTTCTACCTCGTGGTCGTGATTCTGTCCAGGGACATCACTACAAGAACATCTCCACTCGCCGTCTCACTCTTCTTTATTAATGGGAATTTTCAACTTCCACGCTACTAAAACCTTACACGCCAAAGCTCTATATCCTTTATAGACAATAAAACCATCTTCTTCTTTTCGATCAGCCATAATTAACCTTATCCTTTTTCACTGTCCGGGGTTCTCCGGTTCGGTTGGGGGTTTCGCCGCCAACGCCTGCAACCTTGCGGTGGTGGCGTTAATCTTGGCGTTTAATTCCGCCGATTGCTCCGGCGTCACTTCTTCTTGTTTCAACACTTCGATCAAATCCATCGCCTTTTCTATCAGGGAAAATATCCCGGCGATGATTACAGGTACAATATTGCTCATGTAGTTCTCCTTATTTACACTTTCTAGTCTTTTTTTAACAAGGTTAGCCAAATTTGCCATCTTCAATAGAAGCGTCGCTCTGTCTATAGCATCTAATTCTTGTTCTGTAAGATGTTTTCTTGTTGTTTGTTCGAAACCCGGACACTCGTCATCGTGTACCGTGTAATGACAATCGTATTCTTGGTTACATCTACCACAATATGCCATATTATTACTCCTTTCTCTGAATCTTAATCAGTTCGTCCATAACCACGTTAAACCGCCGTATCGCCGCTGCTGGCGAATCACCGGCAATAATCGACTTATACCATTGATCCAGGGCCGCGTCGATCACAGAGGCGTACTCAGAGGCTTTCACTAAATCCTTATGTTTCAGTTCGCCTGCTTCGTATAAATCCGCCACCGTATTACCGGCAGCGACATACGACTGCCCGGTAATATACCAGTGTTGTAAGGGCGTCAACTGCTGACACCCGCCCACTATCACCATTAACACCATTACCATTACTACTTTTTTCATGTTACTTCCTTTCGGTTAGGGTTATTTAACTCGTTCCCATTCTGTTGCCGCATAAGCCCATTTTAAGCCATCGTTGAAAACAGCAACGTCGCTGTACGTTATTGCGTCCTCGTCCATACACACCTCGACATTGACAAACAATGAGCCTTTTTTAATCACCAGTATTCCCCACACCGCCATTCCTCCTTTGCCATACTTAACTTCTAGTATTGTGCCGTCAGAACAACACACTAAAACCCCTTGATCTCTGTCGTCTGTTCCATAACAACCAACCTCGCCTCTTACATCACCGTCAAATTCTATCAAATCATCAGACGCACCATAAACTTTTGTAGCCATAATTACTCCTTTCCGCCTTGCGGCTTATTAATAATTGCTTAACTTTTTAATCATTGTTTCGCTCCAAATATTCAGGGTCATACCGCTCGATCCATTTTCTAAACAATTCGATGTACTCTCCGTACTCTTCGATCTGCTCTGACGTGTAACCGTTTTTCTCACCGCACCGGATT